CTCCAGCACCATCGACATCAGGTCGTTGAGGGTGCCCGGGTCGCCGTTCGGCTTGGGGAAGCTCGTACCCTGCGGGAACAGCAGAAGGCCCGCGCTGATGAGCCGGGAGTCGATCTGCGACAGGACCAGCTGCGACAGGCGCTCGATCTCGCGGAGGTTCGGCAGTACGGAGCGCACGGGGCTGTCGGCGAGGTCGGTGTCCCGTGGGTGCGGCGTCCACGCGCGCAGGAGCAGGTCCCGCTTCGGCTCTAGCTCGGCGGTCCCGCCGCCCTGCGTCTGCGGCCTCTTGACCTTGTACTGGGCGCCGTTCTTCTTGATCTGGTTGGCGGTAACCACGTACCAGACGTCGGACTTCGGGTTGGTCGCACCCTCGGCGACGATGTAGCACTCGCCGCCCACGTAGAAGTCGATGCCGATCGTCCGCAGCGCCTCGACCTTCGCCGCCGGGCCGCCGAACATCGTCTCCGCGAGGCCCTGGATGCTGTCGTCCTCGACCTCGGCGCCGGGCCCGCCGCGGTCGTCCACCTCGGCGACGTAGAGGCGGCACTGGCTGAGCGCGGCGGCGTGGCGGCCCGCGGCGAAACGCAGTTCGCCGCAGATGTCGTAGTGGCGCCAGGCTTCCCGCTGCCAGTCCTGGTCGTTGATGCGCTGGCGCAGGACGGAGCCGGAGTCGAGCTGCATCGCGGCGGCGGCGGCGACCAGGGCCCGCATCTCCGACTGCTCCGGCAGCCGCGGCGTGAGGTCGACGACCGGCGGCGGCACGGCGACCTCACGGGCGGGTCCTGGACGCATGCGCATACCGCTACTCCTTGCCCGCGAGGAAGCCGGTCACGTACGAGAACGCCAGCGCCAGGGCGGGCACGAACAGCCACGGCGACGAGCCCCAGAAGTACGCCAGGGGCGCCGCGACGGCCGCGACGTAGATGGATGCACACCAGGGGCACGACAGCAGGTAGACGCTCAACGGTGGTTCGGCGCCGTCGAGCGCGGCGCGGGCGGCCAGCGCGCCGTTCCCGCCGAGGGCGCGGGTCCACAGCCGCTGGACGAGCCAGCCGCGCGGCGCATCGGTGATCCGGTCCTCGACCAGCAGCCGGGTAACGCGCGCTACGGCCAGCGCGTACACGAGGACGATCAAGGCCGGCTGCATGGTCACAGCGTAGCGGCCCCCCTCCCGATTGAGAGAGAGGCCGCTACGTCGGCTGAGGGGATTTGAACCCCCGGTGGCCCGCTGCGCAGGGGCGAGCCATCTAGATCCGGCCTTACCGGGCGCGACCCGGTCTAACACGTTGACATGCCGGTTTCACCTGTGGGCCTCTTCAGGAACAGCCACGTGCGGCGGGCCGGAGTCGAACCGACCACTGACTTAGGGCGGCTTAGCCGTTCTTCTCGGGGGACGTCACGCCCGAGGGCTCCGGCAGCCTATGACACCGCCCGTCAGCTCCCGGGGTTGCACCGGGCGCCAAGCGCCGCATGGTGTAGGGGAGAGGACTCGCACCTCTATGGCACCGCCTTGTACTTCGGCGGACCTTGCCAGAGTCGCCGTCGCGGCCCTGCGCCCTGCTGATTGAGCTACCCACTACGAGCCCCCGCAAGGAATCGAACCTCGCGCCTCACGCTGTATCAGAGCGTGCTCGCTGCCACTGCGCCAGGGGGCAGGCGCCGCCGGTTGCGTAAGAGGCAGCCCGGCGGACTTGGGCCCACAATACCGCGGGCTACAGCAGCTCGGTCGCGGGAACCCCCGCGTCCGCCACGGAGCCGCGGCGGTCCCCGCGGTAGTGGACAGTTGCTGCGGGCTTCGGGCTGATCGCGTCGGCGGCCGAACGCAGCTGGGCGGCCACGACGTCGGCAGGGCCGTGCATGTCGATCTTCAGTCCGTTCGGGCCGTGGACGTAAGCCGCGTAGACGTCAGGCGTCACGTGGGTCTGGGAATCGGGCTTGTCGCCGTTCATCGGTTCCTCCAGCGGTTCATCAGGAAGCGGTACAGCAGCCACCCGCCGACGAAGAACGTCACGGCGAAGGCCAGCGTGCCCATTACTCGATCATCGCGGTGGGGCCGTCAACGACGCCGAGGCCCAGGTCCGCGAGGGCATCCACCAACGAGTCGTAGGCGTCCTCGGTCAGTCCGGTGCGGCTTTCGTCGTCGACATCCTGCGGGTTCTCGACCTCCAGGGTCAGCCGAATCTTCATCTCTCCTCCTGGGTATCAGGGCCGCATGAGCCCTGTTCAGCTCGTCTTCTTGATCGCCGCGGCGATCCTGTTCGGCCTGGCCACGTTCGGCGTCGTCGCCACGCGCATCCACCTGGGCTGGGCGGGAGCCCTGTGCTTCACACTCAGCGTGCTCCTGCCCGCCCTCATCCACTAGCGCATCTTTTCGTACATTCCGCCCAGTATCGCCACGAGCCCGACCGTCACCAGGGGCCAGCCCCAGGGGCTGCCGAGCGAGATCAGGGCGACGCCCGAGGCTGTCGCCAGCACCCCACCGAAGATGATCATGCGAGGGGCCGCCGCTTCGGCGGGATCGGCACGGGCCCGTCGCACTTCGTGCACCACCAGACGCCGCCGCTGATCAGCACCCAGCGGACCTCTCGGCACCAGGGGCAGGAGCGCGGCTGGCGATCGGGCGGACCGGGCCCGAACTGCGGCACTGTCGGCGTGCTCACGGGTACTCCACTCCGTTGCGCTCGGCCCAGTTGCGCAGCGCGAGCTTGGCGGCGGCCTCGGCGGCCATCTCGCGAGCCTCCCACGGCCACGGCGAGCGGGCCTCGATGCGCGCCGTGATCGTCTCGTTGTCCTGCTCTACGACCTGCACGAACTCCCAGGGGAGCCGAAGCCGGAACCTCACCGGCCCATGTCCCGGATGCAGTCGTGCGCGGTGTCGGCCAGGGGCTCCAGGTAGCTGACGAAGAACGGCACCCGGTCGCCGTAGCGCGGGTGCGGGACCTGCTTCCAGCGCTTGACCGCGTGGGGGCAGGCAACCCGGGCGAGCCGCTTGCGGCGCTTCTGCTCGCCGCGGGTGCGGGCCTTGCTGGCCCAGAAGATGGCCTGGGTCTGGGCGGTGGCGTCGGCGGGGGCGGTGGGCTCCGCGTCGGTCTTCGCCTTGGCGGTCTTGCCGAAGCCGCGGGCGACCAGCTCGGCGATACGTGCTCTCTCCATGTGCAGCATGGTAACACAGGAGGGCTGCTCAGTCGGGCTCGACCACCGGCACGAACTTGGGCTTCACGTACTGCTCGTGCGGCAGGAAATCGCAGACGAAGCCCGGCGGGAGCATGTGCGCGGACAGCTCAACGTGCTGGTTGACCATATCGCCGCGGCTGCCGGCATGCGGCCAGTCGTTGTCGATCCGGCCGCGCCGGTGCAGGCAGAGCGTCCACTCGTCCGGCGTCTCGGCCATCCGCTCGTCCACCCAGGCGCGCAGCTCCAGGGCCCGCATGACCGCCCAGGCGCCGGCAGCCTCCTGGGCTACGGTCGGCGTCTCCCGCGGGCGGAAGGCGGCGCCGGCCCGGACGTAGTCGCGCCCGGCCTGGAGCGGCGGGTAGATGGCGCCGCAGAACGCCTCGACGGCGCGCTTGGCGGCGCGGCGCAGGTCGGCCGCGCGGATCTCGTAGTCGGGTCCGAGCACGCCCCGGATGGCGGTCAGGGCAGCCTCCTCGGGAGGCGTCAGGGCCAAATGAGCGTCCACTTTTCACTCTCCGTCACGGTTTTTGGTCTCGGCCCGGGGGATCGCGCCACCCGTACTCGCCAGTAACCAGGGTTTGCCCGAATTGTCCTACACGCAGCGTTACCTGAGGATGCAGCCCACGTGCGGCGTCGTGTGCCAGTCGATCCCGGGAACGCACTGGCTCGGCCAGCCCTCCTCGCGAGCCTCGGCGTCGCTCAGCCCCGACGCCAGGGCGTCGGCGTAGCGCTCCTGGGCGCGCTGCTCCTGCTCGTACAGCGCCCAAGCCGGGTGGTTGTGCCCCTGGCCGGGCTTGCAGCAGCAGCGGACGCAGCGGCACACGCCGCCGACCTGGCGCAGGAGCGCGTCCATCAGGCTGTTCTCGACGCTCTGGCCGAACGCGCCGAGGTTGCGCACCGGCGGCGCGGCGTGCTCGTGCTGATCACCCATAGTCGGGGTCCTCGCCCTTCAGGATCGCGGTCAGGATGCCCGCCTCGGTGAACGCGCCCGCGAAGTGGAGGTGGCCGGCGTACTCGTGCAGTCGGGCCACGCGGTGCGGCGGGAGCCAGCCGGCGTCGGTGAGGGGCCGCTGGTGGGCGCCGGTGTTCATGCCCTCGACGTCGGGCGCGAGGAGGCGGAAGTACAGCAGCCGATCCACGAGGGACACGGCCAGGGCCTGGCGGATGCCGGGCAGGCCGCGGTTCCAGGGCCGGTACAGCGCGTCGGCAATCACGTTCTCCACGCGCTTGCGTGGCACGAGGTCGCCGGGGCGCAGGTTGTCACGCGGGTTGGGGGGCATCGCCTAAGACGACGGCTCGGCCGGGTAGTCCGAGGTCGCGATCTGCTCCGACCACTCGCACGCCGAGCATTGGCGGCCCGCGGCGCCGAACGTCTCAAACCTGGCGACCTTGTGATGGGTGTCCCGTTCGTGGGCGCGGGCGGCCCGCTCCATCTGGGTGAGGGCTTCACCATACGTGTTAGCCATGCACTCAGGCTACACGGGCTACCCCAGCGGCGACAGGGTGGTGACGGGGAGCTGGGCGTTCACCGGGCTGACGGCGCCGACCTCGGCGCGTTCCAGGCTGGCCAGCCATAGGGCGCCGTGCACGAGGGCGTCGATGCGGTCGGGGCTGTCGTTGCGGCGGGGGCGGATGGCGCCGCGCACGATCTCCAGCGGCACCCAGCTGATCATCTGGGTCTCCAGGTCTTGCAGGCCCTGGCCAAGGACGTGCCGCCAGCGGTGCTGCTCGTAGCGGGCGGCGACGGGCTCGGCGCGCAGCTCCTTGCCGACGTACGAGTGGACGGTCTTGATGGGGGCCGGGACGCCGCGGGGGGCGAGGCCCGCCTTCTGCCTGGCCTTCCACTCCTGCGTCATGACGTCCATGACCCACTTCTTGGCCATGTTGGTCTCCAGGACGATCCACTTGGCGTCGTAGGCGGCGTGCATCTCCCAGGCGCGCTTCGCGGCGGCGTTGCCGGCGATCTGCTTGGACCAGTCGCCGAGGACGTAGCCGAGGCCGTCCATGCCGAGGGCGGTGCAGACGAGGCCGGTTTCGTCGCGTTCGCCGGTGCCTGCGGGGTCCATGCCAATGACGCGGATGCCCAGTTCGGGGAGCTGTTCGGGGCGCACGTGCACGATGTCGTCGAGGGACCACATAGCGCCCTGGATTTCGCGGATCAGCTCGCCAAGCAGCTCTTGGCGGCCAAGGCGGGTGCCGTGATACCGCAGGTGGAGTTCGCGCAGGGTGGGGGCAGCGAGGTTACCCGCATTGTCATATGTCGATCCCGAGGTGACGACGACCGATCCATCGCGGCGGTCTTGCCACTCGACGAGCTGCATCACCAGCTTCGGGGTTGTGGCCACAACCACGCGGGGGTAGTCGCCGGGCAGCTCGGCGCGCAGCGACGGCGCGATGCCCTCAATCCAGGAGCCGTCGGGCTTCGGCCACTTCGCGAACTCGTCGAGCCAGGCGCCCGCCGCGTTGTAGCCGCGGCCGACATCCTCGTCGTCGGCGCCCTCGATGTAGATGACCTGGGCCTCTTGGCCGTGCTCGTTCCACAGCTGGATGTACGGCTTCGACCCGGCGTAGACCTTCCAGCGGCCGGAGGTGTCGATCTTGCTGCGTCGTTCGGGGCCGAGGAGCCGTTCGAAGACGCGGCCGATGCCGGCGGGGCCGCGCACGCACAGGCGCAGGCCGTCGGTGAGGGTCTCGGCGATGATCAGCCACTCGGTGCGGAAGCCCGAGGTGTCCTTCGGGAAGCGCAAGACCCGCTCGGCGAGCCACTCGGCGGCCGTGCGGGTCTTGCCGAAGCCGCGGCCCGCCAG